TCTCCGAGGCGAAGTCTTCCTGCAAGAACTGCTCGCAGGGAGCAAGGTTTAGTCCTTGAAAGAGGGCGATTTTAGGGACTCATGATTTTCATGGGTTTTAAAAAGCAGGTAAAGATCGAATGAGTGAAGAAAACGAAAACAGGCGTAAGGTCCAGTATGTCTACTTGGGTTGCCTTACGCCCGTCTTGCAGAACAAATTCTTGGGCTACTTCCAGGAGGCCGAAAAGCACGGCGTCACGACGGAACAATTCGTTCGGGCCTGGAACTCTTACGCGATGTCAATCGAAGAACACGTCTTCATCACAGAGACGCCAGGTAAGGTTCAAGTGCCTCTTGAGGGAGCACAGTAACAACCGTGTGCCTCTGTTTGTCGTAAACGACGGGCAGCCACTCCCCGCCCCACTTTAGGGCGAAAAGACTTACTCGGTTACTTTGGCGGTACAGGAACTTGCAGTCGATGTTCTCTTGGATACGTCTGCATAGCTCATGGTATTCGTGTTGTTTAAGGCTCAGGCCATAACGCTCTCTCGCCCGGCGTCTGGCGTGGGCCTTCTGCCTTTTCGCTTTCGAGTTCTTTGCCGACATACTGTCACTCCTTCCTAGTGGGGGTAAAGTATATATCGGCAGAAGGAGTCAAGTACTGGCATCCAGTTGCCGATATTAGTTAACAGAGTTGGTTCGGTTTTCCGGGTTTTGGTGATAGGAGCAATGCCAGTATTCCCATGCCAGTCCTGCAGCGACCCCGTAGGACTCTCGGACGAGCGGTCGGTGATCCTGTGCCATAAGTGCCGAGCGAGGATTCGCGGAGAAACGGGACTGCGGCAGGACGGGAAGACCAGCATGGTCCAGGAGTTCATCTGCTCCAACCCGACGTGCAAGAAAAAGTTCTACCGTTACCCAGCCCAGGTGACGGGTAAGCCTTATTGCTCCCGGAACTGCTACCACGCCGAGAGACGACAGAACACCGTTCCGAAGCTCTGTTGGTGCGGGAAGCACGTCAAGTGCAAGGGGCTGTGCAACACGCACTACAACCAGACGCACCGCCCCCCGACAGGCCGAGGCAACCGGGCTGGCTACCTCAAGATGCTCTTCGCTGACGAGGGCTAGCTGCTGCGGAGAAACACACAACCTCCACCCTCTGGAGGCAGAATGCGTTTAGACCACATCGCCTATCGTGTGGCGAACCGAGACAAAACCGCCGAATTTTTCATGAGAGCGTTCGGCTACAAGTTACAGGCCGAGTTCGAGATTTTCTTCAACGACAAGAAGACGGAGAAGGCCATGTGCATCGCACTTGAGCCTCCCGAGAAGACGTTCGATGAACTGCCGTGGACGCACCAAGTCCAGCGGGACAGCGGCCTGGTTGAATATCACATCGCACCGGAAATCTTCGTGAGCGAGTGGGTCAAGAAACGGGACGGAATCGGCGGCATCCACCACATCGCCTATAAGGTCGAGAACGTGGACGCCAAGATGAAGGAATGGACGGAGAAGGGTTTTGCTGACTTCACCACGTCCAAGGCCCTCCGATATGACAATCTCACCCAGGTCGTCAAGGAGTACCTCGGGACCGGCAAGATCGCCAAGCTGTTCAACGTGGCTCCCAGATCGCTCCTTTCGGTCGCTCGCTTGTGGGGGTAGCATCTACGATGTAGGGGTTTTCTGCCGCTTATGGGTAAATACTCCAACCAGAAGTAGGCCCGCGAGATAGACGGATGATGAACGCCAGTGCTGCCTGGAAGATCAACGGGACAGTTTACTCAGGTCGAAGCCACGCCGAGATACTGAGGGAACTGGACGCCGCCCACAAGAGGGGCGACATCCAGCACGGCTACGTCGATCTCGCGGGCAACTTCTACGGCTCAATAGAGGAACTGCTGAAGAGCATGAAGGAAACGATCATCATCCGCCACGCGGAGACGTACTACAACATCAACGAGACGGAGAACCTGGACTCCAACTTAACGGAGCGGGGCGTCAGGCAGGCCGTGGGCCTGGCGACCTACCTCGGAGACTCCGGGGACGCCGATGGGTTCAGCGGTCTGGTCAGCCCCTTCGTGCGGACGCTGGAGACGGCCCTGGCCATCCACGCGGCGACTGGAGTGCCCTTCATGGTCTTCCCGCTCGTCAGCGAGTACGGGGCAACCTGGAGCAAGGTGCCCTACCACGTCTTCGTCCCGGCCCGGCAAGAACAGTACCCCATGTTCGACTGGTCGCTGTACCAGCACGGCGAGTTGTTTACGGCGGAAACCTTCAACCAGTTCTTGGACCGGATGAGAAAGGTGCTGGAGTCCGACCTGCCAGAGAAAACCGTAATTGTATCGCACGGTGCGGTAGTATATACCCTCGTGGATTTACTCACCGGCGGCGGTATGTTAGAGGAAGGCTATGGCCAGGTTACTAATGCCAGCGTCACCAAACTCCGAGGCACAACCCTCGACTACCTCTTCAAACAAGAATGGAATGGAGACTGAACCCATGAAGGAACGTGTAACAACCCGGCTCGGCATGAACAACGTCCTGCTCGTGGCCCCTCACGCTCACGACCTGGACGACACGCACACCGACCTGATCGCACTCGCGGCGGCTGACTACCTCAACGCCCACGCGGTCGTCAACAACGCCTGGAAGCGGGCGAAGAAGGTGGACGAGTTGAAGTCGGAGGCGAACTGCAACGACATCAACCACTGCCTGGAGCCGGTCGTCAAGGCCGAGTTCCTCGACCCGATCATGTCCGCCATCGACCTCGTGACCCTGGACGACACCGACCCCTTCCAGATGAGAAACAACGGGATCGAGTGCTACGTCTTCATGGTCCACGGAGTCGGCAACGCCGTCCGCACCAAGGCGAACGACCCGAAGCTCGACCTCATCGTGGGGTTCGGGGCCGGGAATAAGCCTTACTACACCTGCGAGGAGTGGCAGCGGGACTGCTTCATCGACCTGTGCCGTGGGAACTTCAAGTGGAAGACCTACGCCGGGGCACCGGGCGGCGACTACTCGGCCCGCTCCAAGAACAACATGACGCAGGCGATCTTCCGCGAGACGGGCCAGCCGACCATGCAGTTGGAGTTCGTCTACGCCCGCCGCAACGACGAGGCCACGGCCCGGACGACCGGTGAGCAACTCGGCAAGATCATCGAGGCCCTGCTCAAGCACACGAGCTACCAGAGGCCGTCGTCCGTGAACCCGCCACCCGAAATTTAACCGTTCGCACTCGGGCGGTGCGGGTGGCACCGCCTCTTTTTCGCACAAGGAAGACTGTCATCATGTTCAAGCACTTCGTCAGTGCCAGTCAGTTCGCGTCCCCCGACCATCTTCACGCATTCTTCGACAAGGCCAAGAGAATGGAGACGCCCTGGATGTACGGGCGTGACCCCATCTACATGGCTCGCGGCAATATCATGGCCAGCTTCTTCGCGGAGCCGAGTACGCGGACTCGGACCTCCTTCGAGTCGGCCATGCAGCGGCTCGGCGGCTCGGTGGTCAGCACCGCCGGCAACGACTCGTCGCTGCTCAAGGGCGAGTCGTGGGTCGATACCGTCCGCACGCTCTCCCAGGTGGCCGACATCATCGTGGCCCGGACCCCCAACGAGGGGGACGCCGCCAACGCCGCCGCCGTCAGCCGCATCCCGTTCATCAACGCAGGCGACGGCAAGGGCGAACACCCCACGCAGGCCCTCCTGGACCTGTACACGATCTGGAAGCACTTCGACACCATCGACGGCATCAGCGTCGGCCTCGTGGGCGACCTGAAGTACAGCCGCACGATCCACAGTCTCCTCAAACTCCTCAACCTCTACAAAAACGTCACATACCATATCGTCGCCCCGGATCGGCTGATGCTCGACCCGAGGGAGTACCTGAAGAACCCCGCGATCCACTTCCGCGTCCACAAGTCCGTGGACGAACTGGTGGCCATCGGCCCGCACGTCGTCTACCTCACCAGAAACCAGCAGGAGCGGCGGGCCGAGGACTTCGTGGCCTACAACCCCAGGGACCACCACTTCAACCTGCGGCACGCCGAGAAGCTCCCGGAGAACTCGATCATCCTGCACCCGCTCCCGCGAGGGCAGGAACTCGCCCCCGAAGTGGACGCCGACCGGCGGGCGTTGTACTGGCAGCAGGTGAAGAACGGACTCTACGTTCGGATGGCCCTGCTCGAAGCCATGCTAGAGGAGAATGGGTGAAAATATCTGCACGCCTTGAGACAATCGGGTGTCAGTGGACAGAACGCTACCGTGGGGTGAAAAAGCCCCACGGTAGCGTTCTTCGTATTGACTTGCCCCCGTCGCGGGCTTAGACTTTCCACTATGGCCTAAAGCGGTCTGCCTTCATGAGCGGCGGACGCACGATTGCCCTTGGACCTCATCGAGTGGGGCGAGGATGGCCCCGAAGACGGGGTGGGCGAGTGTCAGGCTTTAGGCTCTGTACCGGTCGAACCGCTACGCCACTCATGTTGTGTGTGTGGACGGGACGGACTAAGACACACCTTGGAGGCTTGTCTTTCTCTCTCCTATCCTTCTGGACCCAGGCAGCCGGGCACCCGGCCCGGCCAGGAATGCCCCGAGTAACGGGTAAAGGGAGGGAGTCATGTTGGTCCTTTCTCGCAGGGTGAAAGAGCAGATCGTCATCAGCAACAACATCGTTGTCACCGTCGTCTCCGTCAGGGGCGACAAGGTGCGGCTCGGCGTCGTCGCCCCGAGCGACGTGACGGTGGACCGCCAGGAGGTCCACGAACGGCGTGTTGCTGCTGCCGCTGCCGCCTCTGGCAGCCCCATCTCCAAGAAGACAGTTTGACCACCTGTGACGGGTCGCCCTGACCGGGGCTGGAGCAGTATTACCCGAAAACACGGAGGAACTCTGCTATGGATGCAGACCACGAGGCCCTTCTACGGAAGGTCGAAGAGGCTTTCATGGCCGCAGACCTGGCCACTCGGCAGCAGTCCACGCACGAGCAGGACAGGCACTTTCTGGCTCATGTCCGTGCCGGACTGAGAATCGCCCTGAGCGACATGATCTGCGTGAGAACGCTCCAGGCAAGGAGGAATCCGCCCCCGACGTGCCGCCAAGACCGCCATCGCCCTTACCGGATGATGATGACGCGGACGACGGGGGAGACGACGACACGGTGGTTGTCACCTTCGATGAAGATGGGGCGGTCGTCCTGGTCCTGGACGACTGAGAATAAAAAACCCCGGTCGTTCCGACCGGGGGTTCAAGTGTTTATTTCCGCAGGAACTCCAAGATCGCCATGTTGTAGGCTTTCTCGGGGAAGCAGGCGTTGATGATGATGCTCTCGTGCGTCTCGCCTGGGGCCATGACCTCGTGGACCTCCCCGCCGTGGGCTTTGATCTTGTCGCGGAAGGCGTGGGCGTGTCTCGGCATGGCCGCGTAGTCCTTCTCGCCGTAAACGAGCAGGCAGGGGCACGCCGGGACGTGGTTGACGGGCGAGGCGTCGGACCTGTCTTTGGTGTTGAAGATATGCGAGTACCCAGCCAGCGTTACCATCAGGTCGATTTTGTAAACCCCGCTGACGCCGACGTAGCTGTGGACTTCACGCGGGTCGTGCCCAACGGACTTGAGGTAAACCGGGTCGGAGACGAGCAGGGCGGTGATGTGGGCACCCGACGAGTGCCCCATTAGGCTTATCTTGCTGGGGTTGCCTCCGTAGCGGTTGATGTTCTGCTTGACCCAGGCGAAGCCGCGTGCGGCGTCGATGGTGTGTTCCGGGTGCTTGACTTCCGGCGAGAGCCGGTGGTTGACCAGGACGGTGCAGAAGCCGTGCTTGGCGAAATGTCTGCCGATGTGCCCGTACATGCTCTTGCAGCCGGTTGACCAACCGCCGCCGTGTACGAACATGAGTACCGGTGTGTTGTTCACACCGGAGGGCGTGTACACGTCGAGCATGTGCCTCTTATGCTCGGCATAGGGAATGTCGATGAACACCCTGATGTCCTCCCCTTGAAAGCTCCTCCTCTCTTGCGGCAGGATGGGTATTCCCGCCGTGGGCGGCGGGAAATAGCCCACCTGACTCTTCGTCGTTACGGTGAGGCAGATAAAGAAGACCAGGAGGCCGCAGAGTATGGCGATGATTCTTCCCTGCACCCCACCCCCTTACACCGCCTGCGGCTTGTTAAAGGATGGCTTCGGCTTACTCCAGGCGACCGGGCCGTGGAACTTGTTGAAGGACTCCTTCTCCTTGTCCTTCTTAATCATCGGCAGCTTGCCCTTGTCTTCTTCAGGCAAACTGTCCGCCACGTCCTGGGTGTTGTGGGCCGGGTGTCCGCCCTTCTTCCGGTAGTCCAGGAGTTTGTCGATCAGGTTGCGGTTGGGCAGCTTCGCCCACTTGGCGTAGTTGCGGATCGCGGTCGGGACCAACTTCTTGGCCTTCGAGTTCATCTCCTCAAAGAACTCGTTCACCTGATCCGGGCTGGTGTACTTCGGCAGGCTCAGGAGGAACGTCACGTCGCTGACCTCGGAGCCGTCGAAGCCCATCTTCTGCATGACGGACGCCACCTTTTCCGCCTTCTCCGGGCCGTTGTTCTTGAGGATCAACGCCAGGACGACGTGCGGGTGGGTGTTGTGCGGCAGGCCCAGCTTCGCGTTCACTTCCAGGCCGGGGAACAACTGCATGAGCATGTTCTTGTGGGCCTTGCCCAGCGTGCCGAAGTTGGAAATGTAGTGGTTCTGGTCGTCGGCCACTTTCAGGCCGTCCATGAACTCGTCATGGACGCGGGAGCGGTCAACCTTGTCGCCCAGGTCGAAGTCCAACAGGGCGTGGCGAACGTCACTGTCCATGCTCATGTGGTCGCCGCCGACCATCTTGCCGTGCAGCCGCATGTGTCGCAGGGCACGTATCGGGTCTTGCTTGAAGCTGTCCTTCGCTGGCTTGATCGTGCGGAGCTTGGGTGGGTTTTCGACAATATCGCCAAAACCACCGACGTCGTCCTCTACAATTTCCTTCTCGATGTCGTACCGGAGGGCGTTGGCCCGGAAGTCACGACGGAGGGCGTCTCGGGACGCCGTGGTGTAGGTGACGAACTCCTCCTTGTCGCCGCCAGGAGCGGAACCGGCACCAGCCGGCTTGTCCTCGCGAAACGTCTCGATCTCGTATTTCTGGCCGTCAGCGACGGCGTAGGTGACGCCGAGCGGGCCTGGCTTGCACTCAATCGGCGGGGTGGCGTTCATGAGGATAAGCTGCACGATCTTCGGCCTGGCGTCGGTGGCCAGGTTGAAGTTCTTCGGGGACTTGTGCAGCTTGTTATGGTGGAACACTGAGATCAGGAAGTCGCGGACGGCACCGCCGACGACGTACAGCTTAGTCTTGGAAACGGAAAGCTGGGCCTTACGCTGCTTCTGGTCCACCTTGGCGAGCTTGGACACTCCCTTCTCGTCCACGCCGAACACCTTGTCGATGTGGTACAGCTTCCCGTTCGGGACGGCCTTCCATAGCTCCGCTTCGATGTCCGCGAGGAGTTCCTTGTTCTGCCAAGCCTGGTAGATTTCCATTACCCCCTGCGGGAGTTCCATAGGCTTGTCAGGCTTGTAGGTGAATGGCTTCTTCTTGTATTCGGGAGTGTATTCCTTCTCCCGGCTCTCAGGCGATACCTTCTCCGGGCCTGGGCTGTCTTCGCCCTTGGTGAGTAGGTGTCGCTTTTCTATGTAGTCACCAAATCTTCCCATATTAAGTACCCTGCGTTCACTGGTTCTTCTGTATGTATGCGTGGTTTCCAAAGATTCACCGTGGAACTCCCACCAAGGCCCTGAATTGGTATCCCTTCTCCATCGCCTTGGAGGCCCACAGCAGCTTGACCATCTGGAAGTCCTCCTCTTCTTCGCTGAACTCCCCTACTTCCTTGAGGGCGTTGCGGTTCAGGAAGAGTCCGTTGATGGACGCCTCGTCAAACATCCACTTCCGGTCGATGACCGGGAACATGACATGCTTGTTGTCGGTGCAGAAGATGCGGTACTTGTTGAAGACGCCGTGCCGAATGACGGCCCCGGCCATAAACAGGAAAACCCACGCGGCCCTGCTCTCCCGGATGCCCAGGTTGATGAGGGACGTGTAGGTTTTGCCGCCTTGGAGCGTCCGGCAGATGCCGCCAAATTCTTTCAGTTCGTCCGGCGTGGCATCGTCGCCAACCACACACAAATAAGGCTTATCTGGGAAGTGGTATTGGACGGAGCAGACGGTGGACATGAGTCCCCCGACGTTACGCTCCGGGCAGAGGATAACGAACCCGAAGTTCTCGGTATTAAGCTGTTCCATGCCCTTAATAGAGTAACCACTCGCCTGGTTTGTTACGCAAGCTGGATGTCGAACTCTATCATGATCCGGTCGCTGGAGAGGATCGGGGCCGAGAGCGTGAACTTGCCGCTGGTGATGATGCCGCTGACGAGGCTGGCCGTGTCCTCGGTGTAATTAAGGCTCACCCAGGTCGCGTTGCCCCCGCTGATCCGTGGGTACTTTACGTCCGGCGGGGCACCCACGTCGTTGTCCTGGTGGCTGATCTTGACGCCGTTGACGTACACCCGCAGAGAGCCGGCGACGTAGGCCGTGTTCGTGCTGGTGGTGACGTAGTTCTGGTGGTCGGGCGAGAGCGGGTTCAGGGCCACCGGCTTCACGTCGTAGTAGTGTCTGTGGCGGGACGTGAGCGGAAAGTTCACGTCGGCGTACACGCCGTTTACGTCCACCCGCCAGGAAATGCTGTCTGACCCACGGAGCTTGACGATGCCGTTGTCGTACAGCACGGTGTTGGAGAGGGTGTAGACCTGCAACTCCACGTCCGTCGCACCCACGGCGATGTCGGCCAGCTTCGCCCGCTCGTCGTCGGTCATGCGGACGTAGCCGCCGCCGTCGATGTGTTCGGAGATGCTGTGTAGGGCCTTGTCCACGGCTTCCGGCTTGAGCGACCCGTCAGGTTCGATGGACTGTGCGAGCCGGTTGGCCAGCGTGCCCTGGGTGCCGATGGCTTCGGTGAGGATTTCGTTGTTGACCTCTACCGCGTTGTTGATTAGGTTGAGGTTCTCTTCGATGTCCTCAATCGGCCCATTGTCAGCGACGTGGTGGTACGGGTCGAGCGGCTGGTATCGTCGTATTTGGATCAGGTCTGGCATACCCGTATTTATCTCCTATTACACGAAACTGAGCTTCCAGTTCCACGTTATTTGCATGAGGTCGGTCTTGGTGATGTCACCGAAGGTGGCGACCGAGAAGTAGCTCTCGTCGGCCAACTGGAGTCCCATCTCGTTGAGGGTGGCACCCACGGCGTCCTCGTAGGTGAGGATTGACGTGAAGATCACCTGGGTCGGGGCCAACGGGTCGATGTTGGCGATCACGCTCTTGGCGATCACCGCCGGCCCGAAAAGCCCGTCCCGAGCGGCGTCCACAAATCGCGGAACTTCGCCAATGGTGCCGTTGTCACCGAACACCATCTTGCAGACGTAGTAAGTGAACGACGTGCCTATGTCGCCGGCCAGGGTCTTACACAAGACGCCCTTGCCGTTGTTCAGTACCGTGTTGGGGAAATACCGGAAGTCTCTAACACCGTCTTTGTAGTCGATGATAACTTCAACATCTCCCTTCGGCTTAAACAGGGTTTCGAGAAATGCCATATTATTCCTTGTACTCAATCGTGAACGTTATACTCTCTTGCTGCGACACCATGTCGAGCGGCTGCCCGCTGTTTAGGGCGTTCAGCATCGCTGCGGCCATCGCTGCGGTCATTCCCGATCCGCCAGTCGCAACGGTGTTAGTGATGACCTCGTTGCCACGCCGGTCAACCCGATCAACCGTGTGGGTGATGACCTCGGGGAAGGTCTTCGTGACCGTGACCGGAGAGGTCTTGAGGAACTGGATGATCTGGAACGTGATGTTATTTACGCCAGCCGTGCCCCATTCCGGTAAAGGTGTGCCGTTAAGTATGATCGGGAAACGGCCAGAGCCGTCAGCGACATTACTCCAACTTGCAATTTGATAGTAGTTCGTGCCGATCAGGATGATGAAGTTGTCCTTGTGCTGGTCGTCATCCAGGTCTTCGGAGACTTGGAGCGTGTTGTAGTAGTTCGTGGCGGTGGTCAATTTCATGCCGCGAATGCCCACCTGGCCGATGCCGTTGTCAACCAGCCGCTTGTAGAACTTCACCGTGGCGATGCCGACCTGCGTACCGGCGGCGTACCCTTCCAGGTAGCACTTCGAGTCGGTCAGGAACTCGGTGATCTTGTACTGCGTCGAGCCGATCTGTACGAAGTTGCCCAACTGGATGAGGTACTGCTGCACGAGATTGTCGGTCGTCTCGAACCGTCCGCGACGTGTCACGATCACTTTACCGCTCAGACTGCTCGCGTGGACGAAGCTGTTCTCGTCAATCAGGTCGTAGTTAAGCCCGCTCACGTTGGTCGTGGTCGGCCAGCCCAGCAGGACCAGTGTGTTGTCCGGGAGGATGTCCCAGATGTCGTAGGTGCCCGCGTTTGGCCCCGTCTTGACCTTGACCCGCCACCATGCCGGTGAGTCCTTCTTCGTCGTTATGACGAATCTGGAGAAATTCACGTTGGCGTCGGAGAAGTTGAAGAAGTCGTCCTGGTAAACGTCCCCGCTCCCGACGTGCAGCACGTTGGAGAGCCGGAAGGGGAACTGCGTCTTGTCGAACGGGAACGGCGGCGTGGTCGTGAAGTCCATCGTGTTGCCGAGCGGGTTCGTCAGCCTATACGCCCCCGCGTTCAGGCCCGAGAGGATTTCCAGGTAGTTGTTGGCCGCGTCGATCCCCATCGTGTAGTGGTCGAAAGCCTCGGCTGGGTAGTAAAGGGTGTGGGCGAGGTTGAAGCCGCGTCCAGCCGGATCGGTCACGAGGCTGTTGGACGAGGCCAGCATGTTCCGCTTGACGTTATCCGTCCACGGTTGGATCGTGCGGTTCACCACCATCTGGCCGTTGAGGATATTGTCGTTCATGTCGTTTACGATGTATGTGCTGATTTCCTCTTGGGGCGGGAGGATGAACTCGTCTATCGCCCCGTTGAAGTTAATAGAGTGAATCTGGGCGTGAAACGGCAGGAAGTCACGCAGTACCTCGCCGGCCTCCACCATCCGGTCGTTGCTCATCTGGAGTAGGTCAACGTCGATGGAAATCTTGCTGGAGAGGCAGCATGGGCAGTCGTCCAGGAAGTCCCGGTTGATGTCGCACGGATCGGTCGAGTCCCGGAGCGATCCGTTGTACTCGTCCATGTTGTAGATGTTCTCCGAGTACGGGAACTCTGTCCTCACCTTGCCGAACACCACCCACGGATGGTACGGGTGTTTGAACGGGCACACGATTGGCAGCATCACGTCGTCGTCCGCGATGAGCCTGACGTTCCAGTTCTTCTTGGGGTAGCAGATGTTGAGGTCACGCATGGTGATCTCACTGCGGTTATCGGCCAGCGGGAGCGTCCTGATGTAGTCCTCAACGGACTGGTCGGGCACAGCCGCGACCTTGTAGATCACCCGCAGGATGTCGTCCTTCTTCAACTCGAAGGCCCCGACCCAATCCATGTACGCCACGCCGTCGTCCACGAAGAACGACACGTCGCTGCTGGCCAGGGTCGTGTACGCCGTCGCCCCAGCCGGCAGGATGCTCAGGGAGAAGTTCGCCGGGTCGAGTGGCAGCGGTATCTTAGCGAGCGTGAAGCTGTCCTGGTTGTCGGACTCGACCCGGAACGCCTCCTGCCAGGTGGACTTCGACACCACCTGCCAGTATTTCGTCACCTTGATAAGCCTTATCCCGCACTCGTCCAGGGCCTCCTTCAGCCCCTTGTACGTCCCCTTCTGCTTGTAGAGGGACATCGCCTTCTTGATCTGCCGACGCCAGAGGTTCTGGTCGTTGGACTTCAGCTTCCAACTGAAGAAGTTGGCCAGATAGGGCAGCAGCGACTCGTTGATCGCGTTGGCGTCGGTAAGGCCGAGAATCTGGTTGGCCCGGTCCTCTAGGTCCGTGAAGGCGGCGGCGACCGAGTTGTTGAGCCGGCGGATGATGTCGGGGGCCATGTCGTCGTCAGAGAGGATGGACTTGTACACTTCCGGCAGATACCGGTCCAGCAACATCTCGTACTTGCCGGGCACCGTGGCCTGGGTCGGCAGCGTGGTCGTGATGGTCGTGTTGCTGCGGAGGTAGAACCGCACGAACCGCGACATGCTCGTGCCGGCGATGATCGGCGTCCAGGTCCAGCAGACGAAGTAATCGCCCTCGCGGTTGAACTCCGGGGTCCACTCGGCCTCGAACACGCCGAACAGCGGGTTGCCGGCCTCGTCCTGCTCGACCTTCTTGATCTGGGCGTCGGACGTGTCGTCGGAGAGCCACGCCGGATTGCTCTCGTTGCCGAAGGTCTTCACCGGGGTCGCCGTCGCAAACGAGATGGTCTGGTCGCCGTCCTTGAACTCGTGGGACTCAAGGCTGCTCGCCACCCCCCGCTCCAGGTAGTAGATCGTTACGCTGTTAACCTTGTAGGGGTTGAGCGGCTCCCCATCCACGTCGGTCGTGTAGATCGGGATTACTACCGTGTCGCCAAGTCTCGGGCCTTCGTCAAATCTAACCTTTGGCATGTCGTTCCTTACTCAAACGTCAAGTTAATGGACACGGTATCCGGGCGGATGATCTCGTTAAACTTGGCGGTAACAATGCTGCCAGAGTTGTCGGGGTCGTCCGTCGTGTAGGTCACGTCGATGTGGGTGATCTCCTTGATGTCGGACAGGAACTTAATCAAGTCCGTGTCGCGGAGGCTTTGTCCGTATTCCCACCTTTCGAGGGCGAAGAACTCATCCACTTTGTTCTTCACCTTGACGTTCAATTCCTCCTTAAGCTTCTTGTAGAACTTATCAATCGTAATATCGAGAACCATGTCCACCGGTAGGATCGTGCCGTCCCGGAGGCACACATAGTCCGTGAGCATCTTCTTGTCCTCCAGGGCCACCTGGAGGTCGAACTTCAGGTCGTCGTTGGCTCGCTGTAGGCCGAGGTTCCCGTCGAGGGCCAGGATGTAGAGGTCGATGATGTTGGCCGCACAGCCGTAGTTCCTCAGCACGGCGGTACTTTTACCGATCTGGCCGTGGTACGGGGTCACGAACAGGTCAGAGATGGTCTTGTAGTCCTCGCCTGTCACGCAGCGGTCCTGGGCACGGAGCCAGGCCGGGAGCTTCCGGCGGATGGCCGGCAGGTCGTCGCCGTCGTACCCGAACTCGCCCTTCGTGTAGTTGAAGAAGCTGACGGGGATGGAGAAGTCGAACCCGCCCAGGCTCACGTTCCGCTGGATGTTGATGAACCCGGTGATGATGTTGCCGATGGTCCCGCCGCCGATCCGGTAGATGACCTCGATCCGGGAGCCGTTCGACGGGATCATGCCCGCCGTGTTGTCACCGAAGATGATGAAGGCCCGGTAGTCGCTGTCGAACTCGACGCGGAACTCACGCCTGGGCTGGCTGTCGGTGAAGTAGTCCACGCGGTTCCAGCGGATGCCGTCCACGTTGACCCGGATGCTCTCGTAGATGACCGGGTTGAACGGGAGCAGTAAGCTCTGACCGGCCTCGCCATTGCCGTTGAACACCGCCCGGTCGGTCCTCCCCTCCACGCCGATGATCTGGGTGTTGGTGAGTTTGCCGGCTGGGATGATGATGTCCTCGTTGTAGACGGGGTTGTTGTTGGCGTCCGCAGGGAAAATCTCGTAGGTGATCTGTTTGTTGTCCGACACCACGCGGAAGTCCAGGCCCCCTGGGATCACCAAGTCGGTCGCTAGGACGTTGTTGATCGTCGCCTCGAACATCGCCCGAGCCGCAATGGGCGGCGTCGGCTGGAAGCCGACCAGGCGGGCAAGGCGGAAGGCGTTCTCGACCTCCGTAACCGTGTCGAGGTAGACCTCGTTCACGTTCTGGTCCATCTTGAAGGACAGTAGGTCAGCGATGAACGCCCACAACTCCACCAGCATGATGGCGATGGACGACTCGATAAGGTCGTTAAAGTCGTTAGGGAACTTCTGGCGGATGATGTCCCGCAGTCGGTTCTTCAACGAGAAATAGTCCTGGTTGGTGTAGTTCAGGCTCGTCAGTTGCGGCGTGCGAACCGCCTTCGACTGATCGAACGGCTGAATTTCAAGTGGGCACGTCATGATGTTCTAGCTCCCTCGCCTAGCGGCAATTCAAGTGTTAGTACCTCGATGTCCCGGATGTTCTGCGGGTCACGGAACGCGATCCTGATACTGAGCATGTTGGACTCCTCATCGACGGTGGCCTTGATCTGCTGAAAGGCAACTCGCGGCTCCCACTTCTGGACAGCCTTGATGATTAAGTCCTCGGCCTTCTTCGCCAGGATCGCGTCTGCCGGCTCGAAGAAGAGGCTGCGGAGGTTGCACCCGAACTCCGGGTGCATCACCCGCTCCTTCGGGTTGGTCAGGAGCAAGGACAACAGGTCCGACTTGATCTGCTCAACGCCCGTCTGTGTATGTAGGTAGCCGTGCGGCGACTTCACAATCGGGTACGGGCATCCTCTGAGTACAAAATCAGCCATTCATCCTGCTTTCTAAAACCCATGAAAATCATGAGTCCCTAAAATCGCCCTCTTTCAAGGACTAAACCTTGCTCCCTGCGAGCAGTTCTTGCAGGAAGACTTTGCCTCGGAGAATCTCACCCCGATACCAGATATTGCCAACAAACTCTTTTAGGTCTGCCAGTCTAACCTGTAGTGCTGTAAGCACGGCTTCAACATTGTCGTTCAGATGCTTCCACATCGACCATG